CGGCTCTTTTACTTTGCCTCTGCGGTTTCCTGTGAGATGCCCAACTTAAGCGCCTGATTAAGAAGGCGGGTATGCACCGGACCATAGATTTCGGAAACAATGGGCTCGTCTTCATCACTGAAAACACGATCGCCGTTCTCATCGAGCAGAACATCAATGAGCATCACCACGTCCGCGCTCTTGTTACGAAGAAACGTTTCCTGCGGTGTCATTTTGGTTTCTGTTTCACCCTCCGCCTGTTCCGGTGACATAATTTCGCGAAAGCGCATCCACGCTTCGCCGGACGGCTCACGCAGCATCACTTTTGCGTTATCCCATTCAGGGACGGTAATTACTTTTGAACGAAACCCTGACGATGGAGCAAGCGCCAGAGCGCGTAATGAAGCCGGTGATGCGGTGTTTTTTTCGGTATTCGACATTTCATATTCTCGGTGAGCGGGTTAATGCGGATAAAAGAAAAGCGGCCGGAGCCGCTTATGAACCTGAAGCAATAATTGCCTTCGGCTTGCCACGCACGCGCAGCGAGTAGGTAGCGCCTACGACTGACGATGTGGCCGCAGACCAGGAGCTCTGACGCACTTCAACCAGTACATAAAAACCGTTACCTGATGCGAAAACAACGCGCAGCGCGCGCAGCTCATCGTTTTCATAGGCGGTTTGCAGTGCCTGCTGAGCCGCTTCATCTCCGACCCAGTTTCGCGTGATGCTCATCTCCGCAGGAGCGGCGAGACCGTTCGTTTGCTCCTGTTCAGTGGAGCAAAGCGTGGTGACGTCAATGTCACCTTTCTGACCACCTGTGTAGCTGATCTCTTTCGTGGCGCAGGCGGCTTCAAGCCAGCTAACGCTGGCAGTGGGAAAACCGGAGTCCGTAAAATCTTCTGCAGTCACTGGCGCGGCAGAGACGGCAAAAGTCATCCCCTTTGTTACTTCGTATTTGCTGCTCATATTTTCTCCAGACGTAAAAAAGCCGGCTAACGCCGGTCATGATTGATGGGGTTGGTTATTGCTGGCTCTGAATTTCCAGCGTGGCGCGGTATAAGCCGGTGTCCGACTCGTAGCCGTTTTCCTTTCTCATCTGCGAGAAGTCGAGAGGAGATAAAGCGTTAACAGCCTGTTCACGGATGCTTCTGGCCTCATCCGTAGTCAATGCGTACACATCAACCTGCAGCGTGCCGTTTTCTTCAGCCGGTCCGCATAACGTATCGCCATATGTTTCGCTGACGATCGTGAATACCACCCAGGGTGGTCTGACTGATGGCTCGCCCTCAGCATTAAGTGGGGCCACGTAGGGATAAACCTGACCACCAGCGAGCCCGCCAATTAGCGGGTAGATGTCGGATTCGGTCATTTGCTTAGCACCCCATCTATCGCTTTTAGCATTTCTGCAAACGAAGCTGCAGATGCTTCCTCCTGCTTACGATCATATGCCGGACGCACAAACGGTTTCGCTGGCATTTTAGAGGTGCCATTTTCAATAAAGCGCCAGTAAAAAGCGTTGTTTGGCGAGCTGGCTTTCGTAGTCGTATCGCTATTCCCCGTTTTAGGATTCACACCACGAATATGCACTCCAGCTACAGCTGTGCCCTGGGCACCTTTACCGAACAAAACAACAATGTTTCGCTTCAGCTTTCCTGTTTTCTCTGGCGCGTTATTTTCAACTTCATCAGCCAGAACCTCAGCGCCAGCCCTGACTGCCTGACGCAGCACCTGACGGTTTTCCGCTTTACTCAGTAATTCAAGGTCGCGTGCAATATCGGATAACCCGGAGAAATCGAGATTGGTCGTTATCAATTTTCAACCCCCAGCCTGCATAAGATTTCTAGCTGACTGGTTCTAGCATCAGGTATTGGCTGACCATTCACTTCCAGCACTTTTCCTTTAAATGGCCCCGTGAGACAAACAAAGCGGGATGATGCCGAAACATCGGTGCGATAACGAATCCATACTCTGATCGTGGCTTCTGGTTTTTCAGCACCCGAAGACATCAGCTCCCGACCGCTTATTCCTTTGACTTCCGCCCATACCGTCATTCCATCAACCCAGACTTTGTCTGGTTGTCCTGATGGCAGACGGATGGTTGAGAAATTCTGGATTTTGACCTTATGCCGTAATCGACCAGCCTGCATTTTTCCTCCTAAAGCCCATAGATACGGTGAGGCTGGAGAAGCGCCTCCACTGCTAAAGGAATCTCACTGGTGATGTTGCCGATGTTCACGGCCTCACGGTTTGCATACCAGTGGCCGATCATCAGCAGCATGGCAACACGAATGTCATCATCAAGAAGAAGCCTGTCCTCGTCAGTTTCAAAACCATCATCAGCGTTTGTTTTGTAAAGCGTCCGGCGCGTCCAGGTTTCGACATAACGTTTTGCAGCCCCGGTCAGAATCTCCAGTAGAGAATCCTCACTGGTATCATCACCATCGATACGGCAGTGCTCTCTGACTGTTGCCAGCTCTATCATCGCCATTAGTGACACCATTAAAAAAGCGGCCCGAAGGCCGCTGCAGGATTAAGAACCGCTTTCAGCACCGGTAAAGTTACCGTAGATGAATGCTTCAGGACGTTTTACGGCCAGCGCCAGTCGCTCTTCACAACGAATCGAGATCATGTTTTTCTCGAAGTCGTCGGCGTTCTCGGTGGAGATTACAACGTTGGCGTCTTCACGATCGAACAGCTGAGCGGCAGCGTTGAATGCACCAGTAAGGAACTTGCCGCGGAACTGAGCAGCCTCAGTCGCTACTACCGGCAAGCCCCACAGGGTTGGACCAGTCAGTGCCGACGGGTTAGCCAGAATGTAACGGCCCAGCGTATCCTTCGTCAGTTCAATTTTCGCCCAGTCGATAAAGTGCAGCACGTGCCCTGAAGCCGGGAAGCGCGCCAGCTGTGCCTGCAACATAGCAAGGCGAAGATCGTCAATACCGTTCTGCTGCGCCACCTGGAAAGCAGGGTCGAATGCAACAGCCTGCGGAACGATGCCGTGCAGATGAGCACCAGAGCCGTCGCCGAACAGAATTTCCTGCTCTTCAACATATTTCAGGCCGTAGCGCATTTCGGCATCCACTGTGGATTGCAACTGCGCGAAGTCGTCTAGAATCTGTTTTGACGCCTTAAACATGTGCGCGACGGTAGTTACCGGCGTAATTTTGGTCTCAAACTTGATATCGCTGTAAGGCTTAGTGGTGCCTTCAGGGACAACTTTTGCGGCGTTGGTAAAGCCGGTTTGCTGCACCCAGAAAATTGCAGGTGATGTTGTGCGACCAGGCGCAATCAGGTCACGAATGAACAGACGTTGCTTAGGCGCGGTATCGATACCCGGCAGTCGCTGAGGCTCGACCACGCCATCCGCTACGTCCGTTGAAAGCAACGCTGCATTTACCGGAACGCTCACACGCTTGCCACCTTCAACGCTGGCTGCAAAAGCTTTAAGCGCTTCGTTGCTGATAACAATCTGACCCACGGTCTCGACCGTCTTTTTAGCATTATGCAGCGGCATATTTGCAACATGCTGCTCCAGATCACCCAATGCAGCCTTGAGAGTTTTTTCTGCCTCACGAAGCGCATTGAATTCAGAAGCCATCTTGTCTACTGCAGCCTTAGTTTCTACTGAAAGCGTGCCTGAATTGCGCGCCTCTTTCAGGGCCTCTTCGGCTTTGGCACTGAACTTGCCATTAGCCTCTTCAATGCTGGCCGTTACTTTCTTTAGAATTTCATTTACTTCAGACATGGTGCATCCTTATTTGCCGAACGCCGCCAGGGCGTCTTGGAGTTGTTTAAGATTTTCAGGGTTTACTTCATTGGTAGCGCTCGGCGTACCCTCGGGATTGGCAGCAGCGCCCGGCGTGCTGCCTGATAAAGCTTTAAGAAGTTTTCGACGCTCAGAGCGCGGCGTGTCCGTTTTAGCCAACAGCGCATCAAGTTTGCGAAGGGCAGATTCCGGGCTGTCATCTTCATCAGAGATTTCATCTGCAGAGAGAAGTCGGTCAGCGAAACCTTTATCCACAGCATCACTGCCGCCAATGTAGGTTTCACTGTCCATCATCTTTGCCACTTCATCCGCGTTCATCCCTGATCGATATGTGTATATGTCACCCATCGCTTTATCGAATGGCGCCATATCTGCGGCAATCTGTTCAAGGTCATGGCGGTTTCCCATGGCATAGACCCAGCAGTTGTGAATCATCAGGAACGCGCCGCGACCAATCTGTATGTCATCACCGGCCATCGCGATAATTGATGCGGCTGACGCTGCCAGACCCAGCACCTTAACCGTCACTTTGCCTTCGTATTCACGGAGAAGGTTATAGATGGCAAGCCCTTCAAACATGTCGCCGCCCGGCGAGTTAATGTTCACCGTCACGTCAGCACCGTTCATTGAGCGCAGTGCGCCAGCGATACGGCTTGCTGTTACCCCGTCGCCCCAGTAGTCAGAGCCGATCACATCAAAAACAGAAATACTGTTTTCGTCAGGCTTAGCGGCTTTGATGCCGCCGTTCCAGCGCTCCATAGCTGCAGACGGCAAATCCCGATTTGAGAGCGCAGAAGGCCGTCCCGCCGGCGCTGCCGGAAGGCTTTTCAGTGTCATGTGGATAACTCCTAAGCCGCTTTCTTCAGCGGGGATTGTTCGAAAGGAATATCTGGGAAAACGTAATTGTGAATTTTGAGAAGGTTCGCTGCCTGAACCGCCTGGCTGTTTTGCTTCAGGTCTTCCAGTGGCGTCAGGTTAAGCTGCACCGTGTACAGGTCTCCACCCTCGATTGGCGGCATGTTCTCCAGTCGGCGAACGTCGTTACGCGACATCCAGCCATTCTGAAGCGCCGTTGTGTAGTAAGCGGAGCGCCCGGCGCTGTCAGCCCTAAGCAGGCCTTCAACGGAGAATTCTGCAAACAGGTCTTCGTCGCCATCCAGAAGGCAACGTGAAATCTCCTGCTCAATATTTACCAGCAGCGGTCGGAGCGTATTGGTTAAAAACTGAAGGTTCATGCCTTCAACACTTGATGCCCAACTGCTTTGCTTGTCAGCATGCCCCACCATAAAGGGCGGCACGCGAAACCAGCGGCAAATCTCCTCAATGCTGAAAGCGCGTGACTCCAGCATCTGAGCCGCTTCAGGGTTCATGGTGACGTTCTGATACTTCAGTCCGCCCTCAAGCACCATGATTTTCCCGGCGTTACGCGATCCGGTAAACGCCTGCATATAACCACGCAGCCTTTCGCGCTGGTCTTTATCCAGCGCCGTTTCAGCGGAGAGGAAACCGGAGCTCTGAAGACCGTTTTCAAATATCTTGGCAGCTGACTCTTCGACCGCCATCGCCGCGCCGATGACGTCCCGGCCCGTCATCATTGGCATCATTCCGCACACGCCATCAAGACCGAATCCGCGAATGTGCATGATGTTTTTTACAGGGATGATGCGCTGTGAATCAGACTCGGTGTAGGTGTACTGGAGTGAACCGTTATCAAGTCGCTTAACAACCATGTTTTGCGGAAGCAGCGGCACCAGAGAAACCAGCTTGTTGCCGATCATCTTTTTTTCTACAAAACCGTTGCCGCGCAGACAGATGCTCGCCACCAGCATCAGCATAAAGCGTGATGGCGTCATCTCTACATTGGGACGACGACATAACACCTGGTATGCCGGATGCTGCGTTGCTGGTTTGCGTGACCCATCCTGCTGCCGTTCATAAATCTTCAGAGGAAGCGTTGAAACTGACTCGCTAAGTAGTCGAACACAGGCCCATACCGCTGAAAGCCGGATCGCTTTATCCGCTGAAACGACTTTTCCGCTGGTACTCATACCCATCCATTCCTGCCAGAAAGTACCCGTCGTTAGTCCAATCGGTACGCCCAACCAGTTCAGCAAGGCGCTTTTCACTTTGCCGGGCTGTTTATTCGCTTTCATCAGACACCTATCATTATTGGGTTTTCAAAGAAACCACTCAGGTCTTGAGCGTCATTGCCGCCATTTACCAGCACTCGGCTTTTGGCAGTAAATAACGCGACCGGCCCGTCGATTTTATTTTCAGGCGTGGATTTGTTCGGGAAGATGTTGTCGTTTTTGTCAGGTCTGACGGTTATGTTCGACATCATCCATGTCATCACCGGATTGCCGTCGTGATGAATTTTGCTGCCATAAACTTCGGCCTGAACTGACTTCATGGCCTCGGAAAGATTTTTAACCGTCTGTGCAACCTCAACCAGTGGCAACCCTTCCTCAGCTAAAGCCAGGCTGAATTGCGTTGCGCTCCAGGGATCGAAAGCAATTTCCTTCAGGTTTTCACCTTGTACCCACTGAACGATTTCAGCTTTGATAAAGCCGTGATCGATGACATCGCCGTCAGTCAGCTCAAGATATCCGGCGTCCGACCATTTGCGGTACAGCTCCGCAATATGGTTCGGTGCGGTTTCGATGCGTCCTTCAGGAAGCCAGAATCGTGGTTCGCTGTGCGTTTTCCCTGCTGGATCACGCCAGACTTTTACCGCTGCACAGATATCAATTTTGTTCGCTAAATCGACGCCCACCCAGAGAGGCCAGCTTCTGCGCTCTTCGGCGGCGGCAATTCCGGCCATTTTTGACCACCGATCCATGTCCATCCAAGCGCTTTCAGCTGTAACCCAGATGTTGAGATGCTTTGTGAAGAAGTTCGGCCGCGCAGCAACCTGCTCTTTGGCTTTTTTCGCCAGACGCCGCATATCGTCCCAGCGTTTGCAGACGCCGAGTCCGGGATTTGCTTTGGGCCAGTTGGCCTCGTCAAAGGGGTCATCATCTTCATCCAGCGTGTAGATGAGTGCGAAATAGGTGTCATCTTCCACAACGCCGCGCAAAACCTTTATCGCGTAATCACGCTGTTCAAAGCAGATTCCTTCCTTATTGGTTCCCGCAGTGGTGATCGCAAAGAGCAATGACTGAAGGCGAGCGCCCGTTGCCGTCTCCAGAACATCCCACACATCGCGGGTCCGGTGAGCGTGTAGCTCATCCACGATCCCGCAGTGAATGTTCAGGCCGTCGAGGTTATTCGCATCGCTTGAAAGCGGTTCGAATTTAGAAGCGCTTCTTTCCTGATGAATATTGAGTTTCACATGTCCGAAAAGACGCCCCAGCGTACGCGGAGCCTTTTTAATCATGTTCTTCGCATCGTCAAAAACAATGCGTGCCTGATCGCGCGTCGTGGCCGCCGAATAAACCTCGGCACCGCCTTCGCCATCGGCACCGGTCATGTACAGGCCGATGCCAGAAGACAGCGTGGACTTTGCGTTTTTACGCGCCACTTCGTCATAAGCTGTGCGGAAACGGCGCACCATAACCGTATCGCCGTCTTCATGGAGCACGGCTTCCCCTGTCATCTCATCGATAAGAGGTACCACGAAGCCAAAGATATTTATCAGGATGAAGATATGCCATGGCATCAGCTCAATGGGCTTACCTGCCAGCGCACCTTTTACGTGCGGTACAAAGTTGTAGAAGTCGAGAATATGCTGAGCGCGGTCCTCGCTGAAGTAGACACCGCGTTCCGGCCCATGCTCTAAATCATTGAGGAATCGCTGGCACGCGAGGCGCACCAGTTCGCCAGCAACAATCTCGCCAGCCAGCACGCTCTCGGCGTACTGAATACCAGCCTGGACGGTTGCCATTCATCATTTGCGCTTTTTAAGAAATTCTTCCAGAGGGTCAACTTCAGCAGCGCCTTTAGCGCCAACCTTTGTACGGCTGGCAGGCGTCATGCCGAATTCACCGAGCATTGCCCTTATGCGTTTCCACGCATCGGCCTTCATTACTGCGGCGGGGTGAGGTTTGATCATCCTGATCTCTCGTTCCTTCCCTTCATCAGGTTCTTCTTCGCTATATACAGCGTAAGTGTAACCTTCCCGGTCCAGCGTTTCGCAGTGATGCCGGTATTCGGTATAAGCCTCAACCAGCAATTCAAGCGCTCTTGCATCAAGTTGCGTGATAACTCCGATCGCATCCAGTTCATCAGCAATACGCTTAAACCAGTACTTCCCCTGCTTGTCGAAATGCTTGGGAATTGGGGGAACCCCTGAAGGGGGTTTTGGCTCATTTTTATTTAAAGCTCTTTTTGATGGGTTCCCCTTCACCAAAGCCAGATGTGTCGGGGTTTTCGGTGGTCCTGGCATAATCGAAAACTCCTATTAATCGTTGCTTGGGGTAACCCAAAAAAAAGTTTTCTAACCTGCGGCGGTGTGAAAAAAACCTAGGCGGCGGTCCTTTGAGGCATAAGCCCTGAACTTTAAATCCCCCCCGCCATGAATGGCCATAAAAAAACCCGCCAAGAGGCGGGTTTTTAGATTCTAAACGGTCTTTAGTGGTGGACAGTATGGCCATAACTTCCGGTGCCTATAATGCACTCAGGAGCACACCAACCAGACATAGCGTCAAGCAAGTTAAGAGCTTTTTGCTCAGCTGTATCACTTAAATCGCCATCGTCTAAGAATCCGTTAAGAAGTTCGTATAGATCATCACCAGTAACGATGCCATTATCGATCTGGTTTGTTAAAAAGTTTCTTAGATTCAGCATTGAGCTGCTGTTCAATAGCGCTTTGAGTTCTAGTTTCACTGCTTGTTGTCTGTTCACTTAACACCTCCCAAAAACGTTGGGTGGCTGAAAGAAAGGAAATGTAACTGTCAATGTGCATAACATAACGAGGTGCTATTACACCATGCGTTGCTGAACCGCCACCCTTAACAGAGTCCTCTATGTACACTAAATCACGATGCGATGCAAGGTGATCTTCATCGAGGTAAAAATATTGCTCTTGACGTCTTAATTTTAGCAGATGTCCCGGCATATTTTCCTTAGGGGGAGGTGCGACGGAAAGTCCCTTAAGGATGTCGATTATCATCCCTTTTTCATCAGTGAAGATATCGTAAGTTTCGCCATCTACTTCCATACCTTTCACGCAATACCTAACGCCCAAGACACGACTGATATTGCTTGCTAAAAGAGGTCGCGTAAAACCTTGGAGTTGCGTCTCTTTCATCGTTCTAATGAGTTTTTTACCCATATCAATTTTTGAATGATTAATAGTCTAAACATATTACCAACTTATCTCATTTTTATGAAAACTTTTCTAAAGCTGTTTTTCTCTTATGGCATGGCCAACATAAGGCTTCAAGATTCGAATCATCATTTGTACCCCCATGAGCCTTAGCTTTGATGTGGTCAACAGTCTTTGCTGCTGATGCCCGACCAGTCCTCATGCATTGCTGGCAGAGATGTTTGTCACGCTTCAGTATTCTTGCGCGTCTGACATCCCATTCACTGCCATAACCACGCTGATGGCGGCTTTGACCATTCTGGTGCTGCTGCCATCCTTCGTTGATATGGTCGGCACAATATCCTGAACGGTCGGTCGTTGTCTTAGCGCAGCCATGCTTACGGCACGCTCTCGGTATTCGTTGCGGCATCAAGCCTCCATGCGCGCCGGCGTTCTGTGCGTGGCGTGTTGTCGGGGTGGCGCTCGACCGTTGATACATCAGCATGGTCAGCGAGTGAATAACACGGGTACACCACAGCACCACCGCATGCATCACCTACTGCATAATCAGCAGGTGACCCATGATTCCAGCGACTTAACACGCGCTCCAACTTGATGGCCGGCACGCTGTAGCAGACGCCGTGAATAAGCCGGTTCATCGTGATGTAATCAGTCTGCCGCTTGTCGGCGTCGATTAGCTTTGTTGCTATTTCAAGCTGATACTGCGGCGGCCTGCCGGTACCCAGATAGAAGCTAACCAGTTCATCAGGGAATCGCGCCAGCCAGTCAGTCACTTTGTCAGTGAAGCCCGGCACAGGCAGCGCATCATCTTCCAGAATCACTACCCGGCAATCCTGCGTGGATGCCCAGCGTAATGCGCGCAGATGATTGGCGTTTGCACCCTTCGATTCGCGATCAACAAAAATTTGGTAATTAGGTAGGTTATCGGCAAGTGATACAGCCATGTCGAAGCGCGACTCGTGCGCCACGATGGCAAACTTTACTTGTGTTTCCACCAGGCAAACTCCTTACCGATGCCGTCCGTCTTAAACACTGTGTGAATGCAAGGGCCTGTCACCAGCCTGTCAGCATAACGATGCGCGACGATGCCGAAAGCGATCATGTCACCCACGGCAGCAGCGGCTTTCTCTTTCTGCCAGAAACGCAGCGATTCAATCTGGTAATACAAACGGACGATGCCGTGAGCAATAGCCATCACGTCAGCGCGGGAGCCACCGAGTAAACCAGCGTTGAGCATCACATCATGTTGATGTTCAGCGAGGAACGACTGATAAATTGCTTCGGGGTGGTTCTGCTTAGCCCACGCATCAGCGTATGTCTTAGGCTCTGAACCAACGTAAATCTTGCCCTGCTCCATCTCTGCCCACGGCTCACGCAGCATCTCAACGTCTGTGCCATCAGTGCACCATACGAAGTGATATTCAGGGTGATCGCGAAGGTGTTGCCAGATATGCAGCCAGCGCCGGAAATAAACGTTCATCTTCACATCAGGAACGGTCACAGTGCTTACACCAACACGCACCGAACTGATGCAGTCAGTCAGCACAACCGCATGGTTGCCTTTAACTGATGCTGCCCACTTATCCAGCAACTCAGGTGATGCAGTCATTTTGTTACCGCGCTGAGGATCAGGCTGGCTTGCCAGTAACGTAGTAATCACCACGTTCTGCTTCTGCCGGTACTCCGCATAACCGGTGTAACCATCATCGCGGCGTTTGTTGTGAATGGTGACGTTGCGTTTAACCTGCGCCTCACGGTCAGGCTTTGGAACCGAACGCTCTACCGCCTCATGCTCATCAAGCGAATAAATCAGCTTTTCCGAACCGACTACATCAGCAAACGCCCAGCTCGTTAGCCCGGCGTTGTGAATGCGCAGCGCTAGATCGGAATGCTCATACATGCCGCGTTCATAGATGGGGTCAAAGCCACCAACCTTTTCAATCGCGCTGCGGTGGTAATACAACATCACGCCGCGCTGGCCGGTGTAAGCGACATGCTTGTCATCCCGATAAAGCACGGCAATATCATTTAGCTTCTTGCCGGTAGCAAAGTCCTGAAACTGATAAGCCAGATGCGGTTCGGGTGATTCGATGTATGGCTTTTCCCATCCACCAGCGATAGGCCATGCGTCATCGTCCCACAAAAACAGATGCTCACACCCAGCATTAATCAGTGCTTCGAGGCTGGCATTTTTCGCTGCAACGATACCGCGTGACATGTCACTGCGAATAAGCTTTATACCCTCAGGAGCAGCAACCGGTTTGGATGAACCGTCATCAACAATAACCACCAGCGCACCGGCCGGCAGGTATTTGAGTTGATGCTCAAGAGCGCGTGATAAAACGTCATGGCGGTTGTGGGTGGTTATCGCAATACCAATCTTTGAGGAGTGGTTATTTACCGGTGCGTACTGAACGCCATTAATTACCACGTCCATGCTTAACGACCCGAAAGCAAGCCGCCTGGCCGCTGTTCTTTTCGCAGCATCTCGGTCAAATTTTCGTTAATAATCTTTCGAAGCTGCTCAGCAATATTGGATTCACTCGAACTTACACCAGCTCTAAAAAAATAGGTTGCAGTGGCTCCACTTTCACCCAAGCCATCGGTAAATGCGGCGGTTACTTTGAGTGAGGGAAGATCGGGGCGATTGTGCACCGTTACCAGATCATCATTAGACGTATGAATGTTCACCTCTCTGGTAAATGGCTGCGATGCCTTACCAGAGAAAACTTCGCTGTGGATGCACTTCCCTTTTTGCAGGATGTCTACACGCACTTCGGCACCTGAAACAATCCCGTCTTTCCATTGCTCAAGTCCGGAGATCGTAATGCCTATCTTACGCAGTGGATATACGACGCCTCCAGTGTGCAGCCCATTTTCACCTGCTGATTTTTGCGGTTTGTCAGTCATTCAGAACATCCTGCTGGTCAGATAGATATAACCCTCGGCAATGGCGATATCGCCAACCGATGATTCATAGTGTTTATGCTGAAAAGTGAACTCAGTGAATGCAGTTTTCAGCACAAAATAAAAAACCGCCCGAAGGCGGATTATTAGAAATTGCGATTCTTTTGAAGAAGCTTGGGTATATCACCCTTAGCAAGTAAGACCATGTCCTCATTAGTTGTTATCAATGTATAGAATCCCATCGACTTTGACTTAGAGTACAGCTCTAGGCTTGTGCCTTGGTTGATATTTTTGAACAGTGCATGGCTTATACCATCACCTTTGATTTCAATATAATCAACATCATCTTCTTCATCGTAAAATCTACTCGCTGGCATCGCTGGAAAATTGCTGCCGATTATAGTTACGATTATCTCTTCCATGTCCACCTCTTGATTGCAGTTCATCAACAACGTTAGATGACAAATTAATTCACTGCAATCAATAATTTAACTGACGAACCCGTCAATCCAGCTTCGCAACGCTTCACAGCGCGGCTAACCGTTATCCCTTGTCGGAGGATTCTTCATCCGGCGCTCTGTCAATGAAGCGCTCAGTGATGTTCACTTTGGTAGGCCGGGTATGGTGATTTGCCCGTGTTGGTCTATTTGCTCAATGCGCGCGAGCAACTGCGGTTTCTTTACCCTTCCCCAGCGGTTTAACAATCGACCTGACATACTCGCCACGTCTTTCTCTTTCATGAACTCAAGTACGGCAGCGTTCCGCTCTGCCTCAAGGTTTGCGACTCCCTGACGGATCATGTCGGTCATCCAGTTGAAAGCTGCGATGTAAGCCTCTTTGAATGCCATTGCAGCCTTGCCGGTAAAGCTGAATACCAGCATCGTCCAGCCATCTCTGGTCATCTGGTAGAAAGGTTGCGGCTTGCCGTTCTGTAACTCATTGTTTTCATGGCAAAGCGTAAAATTGCGCTCTGCAAACTCAGTGGAGCAATGACTGATAACGGCGCGGGTTTTACGCAGCACGTCTTTGTGATCCTTCCCAAATGCCAGAGCTACTTTGAAAGTGTCAGTTGATGACTCCGCGCCGGTCAGGAAGACCAACTCTCGAAAGTCCATGCCATTCACTACAGTTGGATATGTCATTGCGTTCTACCTTTTAGAAAGTGAGCCTGTCTCACAGAAAAGCCGCCCGAGAGAGGTCGCCACCTATAACGGCTGTTCTCAGGCTCGCTTACTGAAAGGCTCTCGTTGAATTGCGCGTGAGATGCGCGGAGGGTTACTTCAGACGTAAAAAAAGCCGCACCATTACTGGCGCAGCTCTCAATCTTCACAGCTTAAATTAGTTTTTGCGGACCGAGTGAGCGTTATTGCGCTGCCCTATACCACGCCTGCCATCGATAAGTGTTGAGGCGAAGTGTTCTCCCGCATTCTGCGTTCTCCACATCCGCCTGCAGGTCAGCGTCACTATCACTTCCCGCCGGGCTTAGCTTGCACGGTGGCTTCATCAAATCCTGCGATATTGTTGGCAGCGTCGATGGCACGCTGGCGCATGCTGACAGCATCATCATCAAACCGGCACACAGTGCGATTCGGATCCTGAACATATTTCACCACGTCGCGATAAATGGTTTGGTAAATGACCTTGCCTTTAGCATTGGCCGTTGCCGCCTTCGCTTCAGTGGGCGCCAGTTTTAATTCGGCCTTCTGCTTCTTCGATGCGTACTCAGCGTTAACTTTGGCGCTGTGTGCATACCAGCCGTTCAGGTAGCGGATTTCCCCATGCCCGATGGCTGCGGCAATCATCAAAGCGGAGGCAATTAGACATGTGCGCAGGGTGAATGTCATTTATCCAGTCCCCAGCAAGTTAATTCTGATTCCTGGTCACGACGCTCCACCTGCCCGAAGCAATTATTCGAACGAATGCGGCAGTCTTTGCCACCGTCGAATATCCAGCGCTTCATCTCAGCGCATGCGCCTTTGCGATCGCCCGCGTTAAGCTTGCGATAGAATGTGGACGGGAAGCATTTTCCGGGGCCGATGTTCCATGGACAGAATGAAGCGATACCAACCTTTTGCGGGTTGGTCAGCGGTACGTGAACGTTCTTATCTACCCACGCCAGCGCTTTGGCCTGTTCTGCTCTGTCGATAGCGTCACATTGAGCGGCCGTTAACTTCATGCCTTTCACAACTGGCTTTCCATCAACGCGCGTGACGCCACCGCAGATAGTCCAGATGCCGCCAGCGTCCTGGTAGGCCGTCAGGCTTGAGCCTTCTTTTTCTTTCTGGAATTGATGCATCAAAGCCGGAGCAGATGCGCCAGCTGCAATCAGAGCCAGCATTGCAGCGCTGAGGCTCTTTTTAACTCCGGGGGATATCGCCACGGTTACCTTCCACGCTCTGAAGTGTTTTATTCATCGCGGCAATAACCGCTGGGGCGTCACTTGCTGTTAATCTCGAGGAGCGCTCAGCGAGATGCTGAATAGCCTCTGTGCGCAAACGGCCCTGCTCACGGTCGAACTGGCGTGAAGTTTCTTTTCGGGCATCATCGCGGCGCTTGTAATAAAGGTTGACTGCGAAAGTTGCTATTCCCAGCAACACGCCACTGGAGAGGCCAATGAAGTTCCAGTCAAGACCGTGGAACCATTCAAACCAACCCCGCCAACCGCCAACAATAAGCCCTCCCGATGTACCGTAGGATAATGCTGATGCAATTTTGTCAGGCATGATTTTATCCATACTCACCTCCGTTACCGGTCGGTGCTGTGTGTCAGGGTAAAGGGAAATAAAAAAAGGCCCTGCATATGCAGAGCCTGATTGAAGTGACTGAAACTGTGGGTTGCAGGAGCGCCGGGTGCCTCCCGGTGAACAAATTCAGTCATATTTGTCCGCATACTTTCTGCTTTGTCCAACAGGACTTTAACTGATGCCCCTCCGCGTAGGGGGATTCGCTCCGGCATTAAAATCTGCGGTGCCGGGTGCCTCCCGGTGGATAACTTACAGTCAGCGTTATCCGCTAGGTAGATCCTGCATTTTAGACTGATGCCCCGCCGCATAGGGGGATTCACCGCATTGACCAGATAATAATACGTACTTAAATCAAATTAAAGCCTGACGCATTACGCGATAGTTTCCTGCTCCGTCGAGCACAGGGTTAAGCTGATTTCTCGTAATCGCAAAACTACGCGTTTTTGAGATTTGGCGCACAATCGGGGATTCGAACCCCGAACCAGCGGATTAGAAATCCGATGCTCTATCCGTTGAGCTAATGGCGCAAATAAAAACGCCCGACAGCTGGTAAGGCCTCGGGCGTTTATGTCACTCACAGATTTTGCAACTGAATCTTGAAGAATAAGAAGTACTGCGTAGTAACGAGCCTTATCAGATTATCAAGCTTTTTACGTACGTAAATACTTTTTATGCGCTGGCTTTAAAATCTTCACGCTGCACATAGCGGTCCATCTGCAACGGTATATCCAGCATCATCAGCATCCCATCAACAACGCCTTCGGCTTTCTGAAGCTTTTTACCAATATGGCCGTCAGAGCACTGATGCTTTCGCGCGAGCTCCATAAAGGTTTTTCCAAACACGTAGTAATCGAACAAAAGATCGTGAAGGTCTTCACTGTTCTTATTCAATTTTGCAATGCAGCTGCACAGCACCATAGCGTCATCATCACAGCATGACTGGCGGGATTTTACTTTTGAAGGAATTAAGCCGCTAAAACCGGCTGCGATTGATGACCAGTAAACTTCTTCTTTGTTGCTGGATACCCAAGCGCCCCAGCGCTCAAGTACTAATTGAATATCACGCATTTGTTATCCTCCACGCTTTTTAATTTACCCGATCACGCCGACTGCAATCGAGTGATCAAGGAACCTGAACAGCAGCTCTAACTGACTGCCGTATTTTTCTTCGAATGCCCTCGTGTCCCGGTGCAGTTCATCGTGATGCGCCCTGCAAAGCGGTATCACAAACAAATCATGCGCCTTCGTTCCCATTCCTCCCTGTCCGTGTCCGATTATGTG